CATATTGCTCGCAAAGTCGTCACTTGAACACGATTACCGAAACGGGAGCTATTAAAATGCCAAAGATCCTGGCATTATAGCAACCACAACAGCGGAGAGATGCCGGAGCGGCTGAACGGACCGGTCTCGAAAACCGGAGTAGGGGCAACTCTACCGGGGGTTCAAATCCCCCTCTCTCCGCCACTATTCAAACACTTACAGCATTCCCTTTCAGTGACCTGCATCCCGATGAGAAAAATTGAGAAAATCCACTGAGAAAAATTCTAGCGCCGAAGCATGCTCCGACGCCAAAGAATCATCTCATTTTCTTGTTCAAAGTCGGGCTGATTTTAACTTTCCTGTCGTAAACAAGTACCTGTGATTCTGTCTTATGACCACTGAATTTTTGCTTATCCCTGCCAGATCCTTCATAGTCTGAGATCCCTTTAGCCTTTAGATCATGGAAGGTGCAATCAAGTGGCCTACCAAGTTCTTCAGAAGCCGCGTTTCTCGCTTTTCTCCATGCTTCATTAAATCCCTTGTATGAATAACGCTCACCATACATTGTCCTGATAACAGGGCCATCCTGTCCCCATTCCCTGCAAATATCCACAGCCGCACTAAGACGCTCAGTCCAGGCTTTGATCTGTTTAATACCAGTTTTACCTTGCTGTATGAAAATTCCTTTATCAAGAATCTGATTCCAGTTCATTTTAAGAACATCAGATACCCTTGCAGCGCAAAGATACGCAATTTCCATAGCGGCTTTAACTGCAGGTGTCGCATGAGTGAAGATAGCTATGTACTCTTCATCAGTTATGTAGCGGTCGCGCTGGGGTTTAGGAAACTTATCGACACCAACACACGGATTACCTGGTACATAACCACGCTGATAACCCCAGCGGTATACACGAGACATTGAACTATGCTCGTGATTAGCCTGAACACGGCTTTTTTTACCACGTGCATCCATGTAGCGCCGGACGTGTTCAGGTTTAATGGCCTTTGCTTCTGCATCGCCGAAAACCGCTAACAAGTATTTTTCATGTGCCAGGTAATCTTTTTGTGTCCTGGGGGCAAGGTCTGCATAGTCAGCACTATTTAAAAATTTTTTCCACAATTGTTGAAAGGTGAGTAGTTTTTTTCGACCTTCAACGACTTTCTCGTAAGCTAACCAAACCTCCGCTTTAGAAGCGTTTGCTGGGGCTAGATTCTCGGTAGTACCTCCTGGCTTCCAGTAGTAACCGGAAGGGCGGAAAAACACACCCTTCGGCATCCACTCATTACCAGGCGCTCTTTTGCGGCCCATATTATCTCTCTACAGCGTCAAAGTTCATGCCTGGAGTAGGCATATGGCCTGCTGGTGGAAGTATGCGTTGTACGGGATGGTTAATATGAAACCAGGTCGTTTTAATTGCTCCGTCCCGGCGTTCAATAAAAAAGATCCCGTTCTGCGTTAATACCTCTTTCTGCAGTGACTTTTGGGGCGAACCCGTTGCCTCTGTCAGTTCTTCATCAGTCAGGAAGCGATCGCTCATGAGTTGTTCTCCACTAAACCGGCTGCAACCGGGTATCTGCCACTATATGAACAAGACGAACAGCCACCACGCAGTCCGTCATTACACCTTTTACACAGCTGGTGGTCCTCCCTTACCCCTTTAAACTGGTTATAAATTTCCGCTGGTACAATTACCGGCATAGGGACCAACAATCGTTGACTACGTAGTGATGCGATTTCTGCAGTGCGTTCGAGGTACAACGATTTCCAGTCACTTGCTTCAGTCTTATATGCGGCCAAAGCATCCCGCATGCGCCGCCAGCGGCGACGCTTCAGCTTGTTCGTTTTCACTTCACCTCCTGCGGGGCGGCTGCAAGCATATGTGACCAAATTAACCTGCGCGTCTGGCGCATTGCACAATCAGGATCATCCCAAGCGTGGTGCTGGCATCCTGAATTATGCAGCATCATTGCTTCTGTCGGCTCCTTCGGCACCATCACGTAACCATCAGGCACTACCGGCGCTGGCTGCTGTGTTTCTCGCGCTGAATCCCAGATGTACTGAGCCTTTTCTCGAAAATCAGGGTAGCAAAGCGTGATTTGCAAAGCGCATTTGCGTGACCATTCGTCGAAGCTAATGGCATCATGAGTCTTGCTGTCCATTGCGGCCAGCGCCATGCGTGCCAGTTCGATCCGCTCATCCCATGAAACTTTGCAGATAGTGTTGTTATCAGCGAGTTGTTCCAAGCGCTCTCTGGTTATGGTTGATTTGGTCATTGGTTGGCTCCTTCTGCCTGATACTTTTCGAACCAGAACACTACCGGCGCGTTAGTTGGTTGAACCAGGCCGAATGATTCCGCTGTACGGTAGCTTCTCGATGCCCGGCGAGTCACATCAACCTGAGTCGCGATGCGGCTGCGAAAATCCTCAACCGTGCTGCACATTTTGAACAGATTGCAGGGGATACACGCTGGTACCATATTGTCGATGGTGTCGTTTTCAGGTCTGTCCATTGCGTAGCCGTTACTGATATTCCTGCGTACAGCTTCAACGTGATCGGCATGGAATTTATCGCGCAGCTCGCACCCGCAGTAAGCGCAGCGCCCGCCAAATTTCATGCGCAATTCTGCGCGCTGTTTTTTGGTCAGTGCCATCACTCAGCCTCCACCTTGATGCCAGCGGCGGCCAGTACCTCAGCACAGGCGTCAATAGCATTGTTCCAGCAATCTTCTTCGTCTCGGTCCCAGCCGATGTTTTTCTTCGGCAGCTTCACGGCGCGGGACTCCAGCTCGGAGATGCGAGACATCACGCGCCGTGATTTTTCCCTCTCCCGCTCAAGCTCTGCGTCCAGCTCGGCGATGCGTTCGGCATTTTCAGCGCGCTCAACAGCCCAGCGCTGAGTAAGTGAATCAAGCTCGGAATTTTTTCTGTCCAGCTCTACGATGCGCTGACGCGCAGCATCAAGCTCATCCACACACTTTTCTTGCTCTGCGATACTCCGCTTAGCCAAGCGACGCCAGGAATTGATGCGCTTAGCGGCGTGTCTGCATCCCTTCTCCAGCTGATCGATACGGTCTTGCTGCTGGTTGATATGGTCATCCTGGGCGGCGTTGGCTCTCTGCGCCTTCTCCAGCGCCTCTACCAGCTCAGCGCTAGCACCTTTCCATGCGGCCCACATGTCGGTGATGCTCGGGTCCAGGTATTCACTATCAGAAGCCCGGCGATTTTTGAGATAACCCAAAGGCAGCGCCTCAGCACCTTCCAGCCACGCTTCGAATTTCTCTCTCTGCGCCAGTTCGGTGATATCAGTCATGCTGCAAGCTCCTTAATCGGGATCCGATTCATGTGCATGGTGTAGCCAGTACGGGCCTCCAGTGCCGCATACTGCTCCAGCAGGTCAGGGTGATGCGTTGCGCCGTTCTTCAGATCGTTGCGGCTTGCCATGATGCAGAACACGCAGCTCAGGCGCTCGTTACCCAGTGCGTAGGCGTAGTGTGGCTCTTGTCCTGCCCCGCTGATGATTGCGAAAACCGCGTCGGCCTGCAGATCGTGAACCGGTAGCCACTCGTACCAGGTCAGAACGGAATTGGAGTCTGTCTCGTTCTTCCGGAACGCCTGCCGCTTTGCGCGACCTGGCGACTCCTGAGCCCGCAGGCCCAAGCAGTTAACGATGACCTTGAATCCGTTGGCCTTCGCATAGGCTCTAACCTCGCGCTGGATAGGTCCGCGCTTCAGGTCACTGGTGCACTGCCGGGTACTTGCAGAAGGCCAACTCGGAACCTCCGGGCGGTTCAGGAATCGACGCTCTACCATCTCCAGCAGGGTCTTGTGTGCACGGGCGACGATGAACGGTATGCCTGCTGCCTCTGCCTGTTTCTGAGCCAGCTCCAGCGCTCCGGGCCATTCCATCGCGCCAAGGGACGCATGCACGACAACGAGCTGCTTCGGCGGGATGACCTCAAGCAGATTGATGAGCATCGCCTGGCTGTCTTTGCCGCCAGAATGATTCGAGACAAACAGCGCGCCAGCAGTGATTAATGAAGTAATGTCGGGGATCATTTGGCCCCCTCGCGCAGCTGGTTTGCAAAATCGACCATCGCATCATGAAACTCGATTGCCCCTGAGGTTCGCTTCTCGGCTTCTTCGTAGCTGATATCAAGCCTGTCCATAACACAGTCAGTTTCAAGATAGTCAGAGCAGGCATCCAAAGAAGCGGTAATCGCATCAGCCTTAATCCCGGCATAGAAGCTATCGGTAGCGGGGAACGGGTTTTCAGCGTTAACGTCGCGAGATACGTACATGTTGATTTCAGATACGTAATCCAGCGGTACTCCCGCAAACATGCCGTCTTCACCCTCAGAGAAATACTCAACGTGGTTGTCGCTAATATCGGTCAGCAAGCGAAGCATCGTCACGTTCTCCGCAGCCAGCTGCTTAAACGCTTTCGCCAGCGCCATAACCTTTGTCTCTCTGATCGACAGCTCGCCTGCACTCTCCAGGGAGGCGATGAGCTCGTTTACTGCCTGTAGTGTGATAGTCATACAGCCTCCCCAAGTACCCAGCGCAGAGCCGCAGCATAATCGCCAGTGGCGCCGTCGAGGGCTTTTGTGATTTCTTTACGGGTTTTCAAACGTGGCTTTGCCTCACCAAGAATCTGGCGCTGCCGCCGGGCTTTTTCATGGCCGGTTGTGCCAGCAGTTGCCGCTTCGATTTCAGATACCTTCTCCCGCTGCTCTTCGGGTTTAAGCGATGCCAACTGACGCGCCAGGGTAACGGTGACCGTTCCGGACTCCACTGCATCGCGAACAGCCTGGGTGGCATCCAGCAGTGACAGTGTTGCGCGTACGGTCTGGACACTCACGCCAAACATCAGCGCTAAATCGTCCTCGTCGTGCCCACGCTCCAGCGCATCAGCCATTTTCTTTGCTCGGCCCAGCGGAGTATCTGCCTGGCGGATTTCGTTAGCACTTACCATCGCCTGCGCCATGCGAACGGCGGAGCCACGTTTAGCGACTGCTGGAACCAGTATCGGTCCTTTACCCTCTTTCAACAGTCGCTTGTTGGCTTCCAGTGTATGGCGCACACGCTGGCGACCATCGACTACACAAGACAGCCCTGTCTCCGGGTCTTTCCAGACGATAATCGGCTCAAGAACGCCCTGGTCCATGATGTTCAGCACCATTGCCTCGCTGATAGGCAGGTGGATACGCTCATCGTAAAGCGGGTGCGTTTTGTCGGTAACCAAGTGCAGGTTTTCAGGTTCGAACGTCAAAACGTTCGTTTTGCCACTCGCGCCATATACCAGCTTTGAGTCTTTAGCCATCAGAGAGCCTCCACGTTACGGAAGCTGGTGGGGCAAATTGCTTTCAAATCGCGCATAGCCTCTAGAACATGCATATTTGTGCGATTCTTGGTGTGTCGCTCGGTCAGACGATCACACTCTTTCGCCCATGATTTGACCTCTGCGAGAAGGGCGTCACGTTCGGTGCGCGTCTGGCGCAGAGCTACATTCGAAACATCGAGGACGGTAGCCAGTTCCTTGATGATTGCTGCCTGTGCTGGTGGCATAGTTTTGGCTATTTCGTACGCCTGTTTAATAAGTTGATTTGCTGTCTTAGCCATCTTTTGTTCTCCATCTGACGCGCTGCAACGCGTAAATTTAGGGTGCAGCAACCCAACCCATGAGAGTGGGTGAATAGCTGGTTAAAATTTCTTGCTGATGGGGGACCGCCACTGCAATGGCGGTACGTTAGTTCTCCACACAACGGAAAGAGCACTGAAGCACTGGAAACTCACTTGACTAACACAGTGCTTTTTCCTGTTGTGTGCCGGGCTTCCACCGGCTCCCATCTGTTTTTAAAGCCATTCAGATATCGTCTAGGCTGTGCCGTCTACTTCCGGCTGTCACTGCCGTCGAGAGTGCTGGCAGCTCACTGACCTGATAACTCCCAGGATCAACTGGAGTGGTTGTTATCGCTACCAAAGCGCCACTGTCCAGGACATTTAAAAGGACCGTCTCCAAGTGGTAACTCTTCCAGTCCCGCTAAACACTCGTGTAAATGCTTAACGTGAATGGCTGATATCCTCGTCTCTTCCGAGGCGTCACACCTTTTCTCCGCGCTGGTGGGGCGCACGTCGTGCCTGAAACACTTAGCTTGCACATTCTTCCGGAATTCCTGAGAGCGCATGGATAAAGGTAACTCTCTGGCGGCTAACGCTGCATGTGCCATACAGCGGTTGCGAATATTGCCGTTCACAACTGGAAGCGCACTCCTTCAGTTACAAACCGATCCCCACCGGAAAGAAGGGGAATGCGCTTCCATGTTGTGTTCTGTTCATCCTTGTCCATAAGTTGCGTCATGTGCTGACGAGTAGAAGATAATCATAAATTGCGAGTAACGCAATAGATGTGTGCGTAAAACGCAAATTTAGGGCGAAAAAAAAGGCCTCGAATGAGGCCTGGTTTATGATGATGAATGCTATCCATGCCGTTTAAAGGACTGAGACTGGCTTATTAAAACCTTTCCATAGATATAGAATCTGTGTTCATTCTCTTTAGTTATATTCCATTCTCTATAACGAGGGTTATCAGAGATGACTAGTAGTCGGTCTGGTATCATCTGGAGGCGTTTAACATAAACTTTTCCATCAAAACCAAAGACATAAATCCCATCCCCATCGAACTCATTGATAGTTACGTCCACAAAGATTAGGTCGCCAGGCTCAATCGTTGAGGCCATGCTATCACCGCGAACGTTGATGACCTTTACTCCAGATGGAGTCCTGCCACCAAACATTGCCAATGCCTGATCATTGCTGAACTCGATAGCATGAATGACATCTATGACGTCACTACCGTGTATATGTCCTGCCCCGGCGCTTGCGCTCACATCAAGTACCTCGACTCTGTATACATCCACATCCTTTACGGGAGATGCATATTTTTCACTGTTTATATGTACAGTAGTATCATTTTCGTCAGAGGTAAATAGGTCAGGTACACTTACGCTTAAAGCTTGAGCAAGTCGGTTAAGTGTCTGTTCTGAAAACTGCTTTTGTTTACCAGTTTCAAGCCTGGAAATATTGGCAGCATCAACGCCCACAGCTTCTGCAAGCTCTGCGATTTTAATGTTCTTCGCTAAGCGAAGTTGTCGTATGCGAGATCCTATTTTCATTCACTCATTACATGTTGTTTTTGCGTTTCGTGCAAAGCAACTTGCGCAATTCGCTAGCGTGGAATAACATGCGTAATACGCAAAAATAGGAGGCGTTATGCAATCACCATTAAGAAAATTGCGAAAATCGCATGGCATGACCTTATTGCACGTTGCAACCGGGGTACAGGTAGATCCTGCAACGTTGAGCCGCATTGAAAGATGCGAGCAAGTCCCATCTGTCGAACTGGCGGAGAGATTAGCCAAGTTCTTTAGAGGAGAAATAAGCGAATTACACATTTTGTACCCAAGTCGCTATCAGACAGATGACGTACCAAGTGCAAATAATCGTACTGCTTAAACGGTTATTCGATAACTACAAAAGGAAAATCAACATGGTAGAGCCAAACCTCAAAGAAGCCGTCAAAGCGATGTGCAAAGCATATCCAGGTGGGCGCGAAGCAATGGCTGGCGCACTGGGAATGACGGTGACGCAGTTTAACAACAACCTTTACGAGAAAAACGGCTGTCGTTTCTTCGAAGTCAGCGAGCTGGAAGCGATGGAGGACATTTCCAATACGTCGTTACTGGCTGATTACTTCGCTCGCCGCCGTGGTGCTCTGCTGGTGGATGTTCCGCATCTGGAAGAACTGGACCGCGTGGACTTGTTTAGCCGGGCAATGCGTACCTCTGCCGCCAGGGGGCAGGTTGATCAGATTATCGAACAGGCACTTGAAGATGGCGTTATTGAAAGGCACGAGGCCGAAGAAATCATGGTTCATCACCGCCGCCACCTGGCTGCGCGTGAAGAAGAGATCGCGGCAATTATCACGTTGTTTGCACGCAAAAAGAAGTGACGCCAGCGAGTTGCAGCTCCTGGCGTCGTGGCGTGTCGTTATCAGTGGAGATTACTAACGCATGAACAGTTTATCAACACAGTACCGCAGGTCGCAACTTGTGGCGCGTCCGGTTCCTGGTGGAGCAGGGCCGGTGCAGTTCGTGTATGGGGTAAGAGTACCAGGCGGATTCGAACCTGTCTGCTACCAGTTTGCTCAGTGGGTGGTAGGGGACTTTAACGGCCAGGCGGAGAAAGTATGCGAGAGCTCAACCGATGGTTCAGAGATCACTACGGCGTCCCGGTCAGGGTCATACGCTGGGAGCCCCAGACACAGCGCGTTATATACCTGCGCGAAGGGTATAAGCACGAGTGTTTCAGCCCCCTCGAGCAGTTCAGACGAAAATTCAGGGAAATAGAGGGGTCTTATGAGCCTGTTAATGCCATCAAGGCCGATAGTCATCAATCCTGACCTTGCGTATAGCATCGGCCTGAATGAAGCCATTGCGCTGCAGCAGCTTAACTACTGGCTGCAGGAGACTAATTCAGGGCTGGAGCGTGACGGCGTTCGCTGGATCTACAACACAACAGAGCAATGGCTGGAGCAATTCCCGTTCTGGTCTGAATCCACTCTGAAGCGCACATTCACCCGGCTGAAGAGCCTGGGCGTGCTTAAAGTTGAGCAGCTGAACAAGTCCCAGCGCGACATGACGAACTACTACACGATCAACTACGAGAGCGAGCTTTTAGATGAGGTCAAAGTGACCAAATCGAAGAAGTCAAAATGCGCCGTTCCATCAGGTCAAAATGACACGATGGAAGAGGTCATTGTGAAACGCTCCATCAGGTCAAAACGAACCGCTGTCATCAGGTCAAATTGGCACGATGATCTTACAGAGAATACAACAGAGAGTACTACAGAGATTACAGATAAAGACTCTTGTCCGGTTGCGCTGCAACCAGACCAGACCGATCCGGCAGATCTCGTTCTGGATCATTTCAATCGGGTAACCAACTCGACCTATGGCAAGGGGGGACGAACCAAAACGACGTTGGGTTATATCCGGGGACGCCTGGCCGAAGATTACAGCCCTGAAGACCTGATGCTGGTGGTTGACTACCTGAACGCGAAATGGGCTCAGGATCCGAAGATGAGCGACTACCTGCGGCCCAAAACGCTGTTTGCTCCCGAGAACTGCGTCGAGTATTTCGACAAGGCCAAAAAATGGGAAGCAGCCGGGCGCCCAGCCTGGACTGGCGGAAAGTGGGTTAAACAAGACACGGCGTTCAAGTCCAGTTATTCCGACGTGGATTATTCAGTGCCAGCGGGGTTCCGCTCATGAGTAAGCCATTTTTGAAATGGGCTGGTGGAAAGTATACCCAGCTGGCTGACCTGTTCGTGCATATCCCGGCAGGGAAACGCCTGATAGAGCCATTCGTTGGTGGTGGGTCGGTATTCCTGAACAGCGATAAGCACGCAGATTACCTGCTGGCGGACGTTAATCCGGACCTGATTAATCTGTATCAGATGTTAGCGGTGGTGCCGGATGAAGTGGAATTGAAGGCCCGCTGGATGTTCGAGCACATGCGGTCACCAGATGGCTATGAGCTGATCCGTTCCGAGTTCAACGCACAGACGCTGGATGCTACTGAACGCGCAGCTGCATTCCTGTATCTCAACCGGCATTGCTTCAATGGCCTGATGCGCTACAACCAGGCGAACAAGTTCAATGTGGGCTGGGGAGGCTACAAGGCCCCGTATTACCCGATGGATGAGATGAAAGCCTTCGCGGCTATGGCGCATAACTGCGTATTCATGACCGCTGACTATCGCCGGACAATCAGCCTGGCCGGGAAAGGGGATGTAATTTACTGCGATCCGCCTTACGAACCGATGCCGGGAACAACCGGATTCACCGCCTACGCCGCTGGTGGTTTTAGCTGGGAGAACCAGGTAGACCTGGCGAAGCAATGCGTATCAGCCTTTCACCGTGGGGCTCGGGTAGTGATTTCTAACTCATCTGCACCGAAGGTTCTCGACCTGTACCGGGAGCATGGTTTTAACCTGCAATTCATCAATGCGCGCCGTTCGATCTCCTGCAAAAGCAGTACGCGGGAAGTCGCAAAAGACGTTGTAGCGATCCTTTAAGGGGGCTAAATGAAACTGACTTTACCATTTCCACCGAGCGTAAATAGTTACTGGCGCGCCCCGAGCAAGGGACCGCTGAAAGGCAGGCATCTGGTAAGCGAGACAGGGCGCAAGTTCCAGCAGGCAGCGAGAGCGGCGATTATTGAGCAACTACGAGCCGTTCCCCGGCCATCCTCTGATCTGGCTGAGGTTCACATTGTGTTGTATCCGCCGGATCAGCGCCGTCGGGATATTGATAACTACAACAAAGCGCTGTTCGATGCCCTGACCCTAACCGGCGTCTGGGAGGATGACAGTCAGGTTAAGCGCATGCTGGTGGAGTGGGGGAACATCGTGAAGAAAGGGAAAGTAGAAATCACCATCCGTCGTTTTCGTGCAGCTGCCTGACGTGGAGATGATATGAGAGCACTACTAACCCCTGAGATTGCCCCACGCATGGGCGTTGTTCTTCTTCGCCCAGGTGCTGATCTCATGCCGATGTTCAGGAGAGGGCGAGTACTGATTGAGCCTGCACCGGAAAAATACAGTGACTACGCAACCGGCGTCATCCCTCCCGCCACGCAGCCACTGGCAGAAGACCCGGTTTTGAAGCCAGTATTCGAAAACAAAGATGTCATTCTGCGCGCGGGTGGTATCAGCTCGCTGGAGGCCGAGCTGGAGCGTCGTTTTGAATGCCAGTACCCGCACGGTTCGTGGCACAGCGAAAATTTTACGCTGTTCCGGCATGAGCCTGGCAGCATCCGCCTTTGCTGGGCCTGCGATAACCTGGTGCGTGATCAGTACACAGAGACGCTGGCAGGCATTGCGCGTGAAAACCTGGTATCCTGGCTGATAACGGTCATCCGCTCACAACTGGGGTTCAACGAAGACCATCAACTGACGATCCCGGAGTTGTGCTGGTGGCTGGTGATAAACAATTTGGCGCACGTCATCCCTGAATCGCTGGCCCGGAAAGCCTTGAGATTGCCGGAAATACAGCATCAGCCGGTGATGAAGGAGAGCGATATTGTGCCGGAGCCAGCGGCGAGCGAAGTGGTGCAGAAAAAGATTCTCGGTCTTCGCGTAGATCCTGAAACGCCGGAATCATTCATGCTGCGACCAAAGCGCCGCCGCTGGGTCAACGAGAGCTGGACGCGCTGGGTTAAGTCTCAGCCGTGTGTCTGCTGTAACAAACAAGCAGATGATCCCCATCACCTGATAGGCCACGGACAAGGTGGAATAGGAACAAAAGCGCATGACCTGTTTGTGTTGCCGCTTTGCAGAGCGCATCACGACGAGTTGCACGCTGACACCGTGGCATTTGAGGAGAAGCACGGCTCACAGCTGGAGCTGCTGTTTCGATTTCTGGATCGTTCGCTGGCAATCGGCGTACTGGCTTAATTCAGTGGAGATGAGTTAATGCGTGACATGTATGAAGTATTAGACCGTTGGGGCGCGTGGGCTGCTGCTGACGGTAACGGAGTTGACTGGCAACCAATTGCAGCTGGATTTAAGGGACTGCTACCACATGGCAAGAAATCACGTATACAATGTGATGATGATCAAGGAATTATGATTGATGGGTGTGTGGCTCGGTTAAGAAAGTATAAACCTGAGGAGTATGAATTGATTGTGGCTCACTTTGTGATTGGTATCTCTTTGAGAACGATCGCTAGGAAAAGGAGGTATTCTGAGGGGAAAGTAAGGCAAGAGTTGAAAGCAGCGACGGCATTTATTGAAGGAATGATTCTTTCCAGATGATCGATTATTAGAGGCATGAGGACAGGGACCTCATGCCTTTGATTATGCAATCTTAACTGCATCACCGTGAATATTAATTACAGGGGAGTCGGATAAATATCCTTTTACAGTAATATATCCATATCTACTATTTTTTCTTTGAAAAACAGCAGATGAATTACTTCTCTCCAAACTTCTTAAAATATTCTTTAAATTATCAGGTTTTTTATAATTTGAAGGTGTAGATGCACAGTACAGCCCCTTTGCCTTTGAACCATATTTCTTCATCATGTCTTCAGCAGGTAACACAGAATTATAAGTTGTCAATAAGCACTCTGGAGCGTTATTGATAAGTTTATTCCAAGTATCCTCATGGTATCCAGTAACAGAACCGTGATGAGGGATTTTGAATACATTGACTTTATTAGGTTTTGGGCTTAAAGCGCAAGAACATACTGCATCCCACCCACCATTGGTACGAACTTCAAGATCTGAGCCTAACAACATCTCATGTTTTGATGTTTCATCAAAGATTCTTAGTACCACGCTATAGTGATTTGGATTAATGAGAGCAGCCGATTTTTCTGAACTATTTGTGTTGTTTTTGACCTTTATGAGGTTGGCAAAATTTAAATTTGACTCTGTAATATCATTGTCACATGGAGATAATGATACAACTGATATATTATCATTTTTGAAAATAAAGCGATCGGCTATAGCAAATTTCAATCTCCCTTGGGTTTTTAAGTCGTTGAAATGGCGCATTATTTTATTAAATTCAGAGATTTGTGCAAATTCAGCATCTGGATCTGAAATAGCTTTGATATATGCTTCAAATTCTTTTGTGTTTAAAGCTGAACTAATGCAAATATCTGCTTTAGGGCAGGCCTCAATTATTTTACTTAAGCCTTTGATATGGTCATTATGGAAATGACTAATCACTATAATTTTTACATGTTCATTAGGGTCCAATCCTAAATTTTGCAGGTATGCCAATGCCGCAGGTTCTTTATTATCATTGGTACAGGAGTCAACTATCATCCACTGTTTTTCAGTAAGTTGAACTAATACTGACTCACCTTGTCCTCGTCCAAAAACTACTGATTCATTCATTTCTTATCTTTTTGCTACTCTTCGCAGTCTGAACTCGGATACATGTTTTTCACGGCCGAAAATATTTTTTTCCACACCTACATGCCAATAAAAAATAGCATTTTCAACCAGTTTTCTTTGATCGCTTTCACTGAATTCTTTACTAAGGAAAATAATTTCATCAACGAATTCGTGATCTACTATATTGTAGATTCGTGCGGATATTTTTATTCCATTATCTTTGTCATCTTGAACAATTGTATCAATAACTCCATAAGCATCTAAATGCTTTTTAAGAGTGACTGTTTTAGAACTTAAAAAGGAGTTTGCTTTAATTTTTGCTTTTTCGAATCGGCTTTTTAAAGTTAAACCATCATTTTCTGAGGTTGGGGCTGTTGAAATGATATCAGATATAGATGAAGAATAATCAATGCTGGGTGTTGAGACACAAAATATAGCATTTGTTAGATTATAATTGATATCATCTTGACGTTCAGATTCTTTATGATTATTAAAAGATATTGAAAGGCTTTTTGGTGGTTCTAAATCACTGTCGATAAATTTTGTTTCACTAAGTGTTAAGGAACTTAAGCTCATGAGAGAATCCTATTAAATATTGATTCAATAGTTAATATGTCATTATCTGAAGCATTCCTGAATTGACTTTTAATTACTTCCGGTAATAACTTTGTCAACTCGACACTATCAGGCTCTATTGTGCTTCTTAGATTATGATTGAAATTCACGACCAATCCGAATGGGATTTTTTCGAAGTTAAGTTTTGGTAGAAGTGTTAAATTGATTACTTCATCGTATACATTATTTTCTTTTTTATTTGAATTGGCAATTTCTATATCTAAGCGCTTCATTCCAAAGTGATATTTAACTTCATCTTGAAGGATTAGTGATTTGTTTTCTTCTGACCATAATAATTTAGGAACTAATTCATTACCAATTTTATCCCACTTTTCTCTTTCTACAAAACTATATAAGAAATTAGTGTTTAATCCAATCGCGGCGGTAGGGATTGTATTAAGAAGAGAGAAAATCGAGATGATCAAATCTATATAACTTTGCTCAAGACCAACGTTTGCGAGTTTTAACGTTAATCTATTTGGTTCTGCTCTTAGCTCTAACCATCCAAAGTCTACTAATAGTTTGTCGTTATGAAGAGTGACCTTTGCTGCCTCAACATCCTCATCACGCAAAAGATCGAATTGCTTGAACCAGTTTGGTGTGAAGAGATCAGGACTGAGCGGAGCAATCCACACCAAATTAATCGATTGATTTTCAAGCTTATAATGCATTTTTTACGTCCAATGTTCTTATTTAAGGCAAAATTTTGACATAGCTACCGCACGACGCTTAGGCACCGGAGATGAGCAAGTCAAACTTAGATATTTGTAAAATGTAGCAAAATGCTCGTGCGTACGCAAAAACTATCGTAACCTGTTAAGAGTAGTCACTTCGACACACAGCTTAATCATCGGAACCCTGCCTACCGGCGGGGTTTTTGCTTTCGGCGATACGACATGGGTATTCGCGAGATGCATTGCATCAGTCCCCCTGTCACATCGTCGTATTGCAAACAAAAGCAAAAAGCCTCGGTACTCGCCGGGGCTTTGTCGTTTCTGCAATCCGGTAAGGGAACTTGAGTAGAGACGTGCTGCATGACACGTTAAAGCCCATGCGCGAGGGTCTTGAATCAGATTGCAGATATAGCTCAGCAGGCAGAGCACCTCTCTGGTATGCAGGCACTTAAAAGTTACTTTTACGTAGCGCATTTTTTGGTTTTTTATGAAAAAAAAGTGCCTTAACTTGGGAAATCGAGAAATTGACTATGGGATGATCTCACTAGGTTTAACTAAATAGTGAGGGTATTTATGGGTGGCAATGATATAGATCCTGGTTTAGTGGTTGTGGCGTTAGTGATTGCATGCATCTTTATGTTAAGCAAGGTCTTTTTGTAAATTTAACAAATAACTCAATTAAAGCCCATGCAAACACGAGGGCTTTTTCATTTCAGGCCCACGGGAATCATCTTCGATACAGAGCGTTGTTAAACCAGCCCGATGGGCCTGCCCCCTTTTATTCACACAGCACCCCGTTAATCCGGAGGTGAAACTATGGCAAAGCATATGCAAGACAAAGAGAGCATGGCCGGAATCACCTGGCTGGCTCTGCTGATCATTGCTGGTTGGGGCGGCCTTGTCCGATTCCTGATGGATGTGAAGCAGGGCAAAGCAAAATGGAGCTGGATAAATGCTTTTGCGCAGATTGTGGTTTCGGCGTTTACCGGGGTCATTGGTGGGCTCATCAGCATTGAAGGTGGCCTGAGTATTTACATGATACTGGCCACTGCCGGTATCAGTGGCGCTATGGGTTCTGTAGCGCTCACGTATTTCTGGGAACGAATCACCGGAGTAAAAGCACAATGACAGCAGACCAGATTATCGAGGGGATCCTCGGCAAAGAGGGTGGTTATGTCGATCACCCCTCTGATAAAGGCGGGCCAACCCGCTGGGGCATCACCCAAACCACCGCCCGTGCACATGGTTACACCGGTGATATGCGAAACCTGCCCAGGGAAACAGCAAAGCAAATTCTGCTGAGCGATTACTGGACCGGCCCCCGGTTCGACCAGGTGGCAAGTTTATCTACGTTACTGGCAGATGAGCTTTGCGACACTGGCGTGAACATGGGGCCAGCTGTCGCCAGTAAGTTCTTTCAGCGCTGGCTGACGGCAATGAATATGCGCGGGAAGCTTTATCCCGACCTTATCCCGGATGGTGCGATTGGACCCCGAACCATCACCGCGCTTAAGGGATATCTTTCCGCCCGCGGGAAAGAGGGTGAACAGGTTCTGTTGCGTGCGCTGAACTGCAGCCAGGGTGCCAGATATCTCGAACTGGCGGAGGGCCGCGAAGCCAACGAGGATTTTCTCTACGGCTGGGTTAAGGAGCGTGTCCTGTGAAGATGATCATTTTCGCTTTGCTCGTGCTGGTGGCTGTGCTCGTTCTGTTACTTCTGCGCAAATATACCCGGCTGGAGTTTGTAGGCCATGCCAGCCTGCTGCTGAAAACGTGGTCTGTAAAGCTGGGAGCTATCGGCGCGCTGGTTGGTGTATGGGCGCAGTCATTCCCGGATGCTGCGCTGCACGCCTGGGCGATGCTGCCGCCGGATATCAAAAATATCCTGCCGCCAAACATCGTTGCGTTGATTAGCCCTGCGCTGGTGGTGCTGGCTGTGCTATCGCAATACGTACGTCAGCCAGCATTGAAAGAAAAGGCCGACGAACTGAAGGAGCCGCAGCAATGAGCTTCGAAATTATTGCTGGGCTGGTGGTCGTCATCCTGGGCGCTATCGCTGGCGCGTTCGGCATTGGTCATGCTCGTGGGACCAGTAAGGCGGAAGCCAAAGCCGATCAGCAGCGTACCGAAGAGAACGCCGCCGCCACCGTCGCCGTGGCAGAACGTAAGGCGGAAGTAATGAAAGGGGCCAGTGATGTACAGCAGACTGTTAGCCATATGCCTGATGACGATGTTGATCGGGAGCTGCGTGAGCACTTCACCCGCCCCGGTAGTCGTTGATACGGCGTGCAGCTGGGTGCGGATCATCTACCTGACCGACCACGATATCGACGTGCTGGATAAGCAGACCAAGCGTGACATTCTGGCGCACAACAAAGCGGTGCAGGCCAATTGCCTGAGCATTCCCCCTACTTAGTGAGTTAAAAGAATGGCCTCATCCTTGAGGTCCACGGGTAAGTAAACGCAAGGTCTTTCATGTAATGGCTCTTTTAGCCTAGGAGCCAGCTCAGAAACAACAAGCGTAAGCGGTAGATATTTTTGATTTTTTTTGCCGCTTATCTACAGCAAACCAAAATGCAGGAAGCCTGTATGTGGGCATGTCGCTCTGTTGCCCGGCTTGATGCTGACTGCTGATGCATTGCAGAAGCCCTTCGGAAAGCGAATTGGAGCGTTATTTGATTGAGAAAAGTTTTCACTGTAATGTTTACTCTCCAATCAAATAAGGAGATATCAATGCTGGAAAATTACTATGGTATTGACTACACCGATGATGAAAAGAAGCGTTTGTTGGCTGTACAGGCAGCAATAGAAATAGCTATAGCATCAGTATCAGCAAATACCGCTGATAGTAATAACTCGAAGACTCTATGGGATCTAAAGCACGTAGCTCAAGAGATTGGAGCGTTAGCTGATTCTATTCAGGCTGCCTTGAAATAGCGCCACAACAGGTTTAAGAAGTTAAGAGCCACCTCCGGGTGGCTTTTTTTATGGCATTACAAGAGCCATTCCATAGAGTGGCTTCGATAATGCTCCCCACATCGCACAGAGGTAACACATGGCAGAGATCACCGCATCCGAGCAAATCCGCCTGGATATCATCAAGAAAGTTAACTACGACACCGCAGCGGCCAAGCTGGCCATTGACTGGGTAGGCGACAGCTATCTGAAGTCTGAGCTATTCGCTGACTCTTTCGATCGTGTTTACACGGAAAGCGAGATTGTCTCGAAGACTCGTAAAGCGATTCAGGAAGCGACCGAAGCCCTGGCTCTTTTTGATACCGGCGCAGAGCAGGCGAGCTAAGGCATTACAGCAGGCATTCACGGAGTGCCTGTGATAATGCATGGCTCAATTGCGGTGCTGTTGTTTCCCCTGTTAATCTGTCCCAAACAAACCGATGGGGATAGGGACGTGAAAAAGTTACTTTTTGCAGCATTAATTGGTGTTTCAGCTTTAACAATTACTGCATGTGCGCCAACAGTCCAGAAAGTAGATTACAACCAGAGATCAATGCTTTTATCTCTTGGAATGAATAAAAACGACGTCATGCAGATCATGGGGTCGCCACGCAGGACGGATGTGAACCAGGAACGCGAACGCTGGATATACTGGAATAAGGCTCTCTATGGTTACACAATCATTGATAACGAACAATTGGCTAACGATCGACTGGTTATAACGTTCGTTAATGGTAAGGTCACCAAGTGGGGTCAGCAAACGCTGACTGATGACATAATGGAGTCATCACAAAAGAGTGCACAGGCTTATGCTGAGGCATTCAAGAAATAGGCATTTCAGTCAAATGATAACCTCGCTTCGGCGGGGTTTTTTTATAACTAAAAGAGGTAATAACCGATGAGCTTTAAACATGAACTTGGTCAGGTGGTAACCGTTACTATCAGTGAAGAAGAAGGGCATATCAAAGCTCGCGCAGAATATACACATGGCCCCAATCAGTACCTTATTCATTATCGTGCAGCAGACGGGCGAGCTGTAGACGCATGGTTTTAAGAAGGGGAGCTGTCTCCATCTGCACTGTAGACGCACGCATTACAGAAGCCCTTCGCATCGTGAGGGGTTTCGATAATGCGAATGAATGTCATTATCGATAGTCGGAATGGAATTAATGGACGTTTGGACGTCTGAATGTCTAGTTGTGGTGATTTCTATCGACTTTATGCAAATGATAGTCATTATCATTTAGGGGTCCTCCCGGAGGGGTAGGCTACCACGGGGCGGCGGACTCGCGGAAAACGGCTAGTTTTCATTTTTCATAGTCATCATCATCATGTGCACAGGTTATTGATTTTCCAGATGTCGGATTTTCAATGATGTCGAATCGTATAAAAAGTGTTCACCATCATGGACCAGGAAATCGCTACTTTAAAACTCAATATCAACCAGCTTGCCGGGATTACTGGCGTACACCGCCAGACCGTCGCTACCAGGCTAAAAAATGTCAGTCCCGCCCAGGGAAGCAACAGCAAACTTAAGTTGTATCTTGTCACCGATATTCTGACAGAATTAATGATCCCGACGGTTTCCTCATCGAATCTTGAAGAGATGACACCCCCTGATCGCCTCGCTCACTGGAAAGCAGAAAACGAGCGGTTGAAATTTGAAGTAGATACCAAGCAACTTATCCCCGCCGAAGACGTCGCACGTGAATTTTCAATGATGGCGAAAGCCGTCGTCATGGTACTTGAAACACTTCCGGACATTCTTGAGCGCGACTGTGCACTTACGCCGGTTGCGGTATCACGCGTGCAAAGCGTGATTGATGACCTGCGCGATCAGGTTGCCCAAAAAGTAATGGACGCTGAACCAGAGGAGGATGAGCCAGAGGAGGACTGATGACAAAACGGGCATCTGCCAAGGGGATACGCCGCGATGTCTCCGGTATTCTTCGTGCCCCACGTCGTATGCAGGTGGCCGATGCGGTCAGCTCATATATGCGTGTGCCGATGGGGGCGGGTAACTCCGTACCATGGGACCCCAATCTGGCCCCTTATATTATTGAGCCGATGAATTGTCTGGCATCCCGTGAATATGATGCGGTGGTGTTTGTCGGACCGGCCCGAACCGGGAAAACGATTGGTCTGATTGATGGCTGGATTGTCTACAACATCGTTTGTGATCCCGCTGACATGCTGGTTATTCAGGTCTCCGAAGAGAAAGCGCGTGAACATTCCAAGAAACGCCTCGATCGCACATTCCGGTGTAGTCCGGAAGTAAAATCGCGACTCAGTCCGCGTCGTAACGACAATAACGTTCACGACCGCACCTTCCGGGCCGGTAACTATCTCAAACTGGGCTGGCCGTCAGTCAACATTATGTCGTCGTCAGACTATAAAAGCGTGGCGTTAACTGACTATGACCGCTTTCCTGAAGATATCGACGGGGAAGGTGATGCATTTTCCCTTGGTTCGAAACGTACCACTACGTTTATGTCCAGCGGCATGACTCTGGTTGAGAGTTCACCTGGCCGAGATATTCGTGACACGAAATGGCGACCAAACACTGCACATGAGGCACCGCCGACTACCGGCATATTATCGTTGTTTAATCGTGGTGACCGCCGCCGCCTTTACTGGCCTTGCCCGCATTGCGGAGAATATTTTCAGCCGGAGGTTGCAAATATGACGGGCTACCGGGATTCCCTTGATCCCGTTGTGGCAAGTGAGTCTGCATATCTCCAGTGCCCAGCCTGCAAAGGCAGGATCACCGCAGATATGAAACGTGAATTGAATATCCGCCATGTCTGGTTACGCGATGGAGAAAAAATAGACCGTGATGGCAATAGATTTGGGGAGCCGCGGCGATCACGCATCGCTTCATTCTGGATGGAGGGGCCTGCGGCTGCATATCAGACATGGTCGCAGATGATATACAAATTCCTGACTGCTGAGCAGGAATATGAGTCCACCCAGAGTGAAGAGACGCTGAAAACGGTAGTTAATACCGACTTTGGTCGGCCTTATCTACCCCGAGCCAGTCTCGAACAACGTAAGAGTGAGCTGCTCGAACGACGCGCTGAAGACGTGCCGAAGCGATCTGTACCAGATGGTGTGCTCTTTATGACTGCAACCGTTGATGTGCAGGGCGGTAAATCCCGTCGTTTCGTGGTTCAGGTGACTGGCTACGGTGAGCAGGGTGAGAGATGGCTGGTCGATCGCTACAACATCCGCCAGTCTCTGCGGGCAAACGAGCACGGTGAATGCTACTCCATCGATCCGGCAAGTTACCCGGAAGACTGGGATTTACTTTTGTCTGACGTGTTCGAAAAGTCATGGCCCTTAGCGAGTAAGCCTTCAAAACGCATGCGGATCATGGCGATGGCTGTCGATTCCGGCGGTGAGGATGGTGTCACCGATAACGCCTACAAGTTCTGGCGTAAGTGCCGCCGGGATGGGCTTGGTAAAAAGATTTTCCTCTTCAAGGGCGACAGTGTCCGACGCTCAAAACTAATTACCCGAACATTTCCTGATAACACTGACAGATCAACTCGCCGGGCAAAAGCCGCTGGCGATGTGCCGCTTTACCTTCTTCAGACTGATGCGCTGAAAGATCAGGTGAATAACGCACTGTGGCGAGAATCACCCGGCCCGAACTATGTGCATTTCCCTAAATGGCTCGGCAGCTGGTTTTACGATGAGCTGACCTATGAGGAACGTTCACCCGATGGAAAATGGAGCAAACCGGGCCGAGGTCCGAATGAAGCTTTCGATCTACTCGTTTATGCCGATGCGCTGGCCATATTGCACGGATACGAAAAGATCAAATGGCCGGATGCGCCTGAATGGGCGAGGCGGGCAACGTGGATTGAAGAAAGCACGCCGGAAACTGGCGAAGCGTCACCCACGTTATCAGCAAAAACGACCCATAGCAGAAAAAAACGGAAGGCAAATAAGACGGATGTCGAAAACAACCCGTGGACTACATCATCAGGAGGCTGGGTGTGAAACAAACCGATATTGAATCCATTATCCAGCGTTATACCGATGCGGAAATAGCTGTGCTGGATGGAAAGTCTATAACATTCAACGGGCAGCAGATGACGCTGGAGAACCTGTCTGAAATCCGCAAGGGGCGTCAGGAATGGGAGCGTCGTCTTGCTTCCCTGCTGGCTCAGCGTAACGGGCGACCCGGTTATAAGCTCGCGAGGTTTCCATGAGCCTGTTAGATGATGCGATTGGTGTCTTTTCCCCTGGTTGGAAAGCTGCGAGGTTACGTTCGAGAGCAATGATACAGGCATATGAAGCTGTTAAGCCTACTCGTACGCATAAGGCCCGCAGGGAAAATCGTTCCGCTAACCAGCTTAGTCAGATGGGAGCTGTTTCACTTCGAGAACAGGCTCGCTGGTTGGACAATAACCACGATCTGGTTATTGGTGTATTCGATAAGCTCGAGGAAAGAGTAGTTGGAGCTAAAGGAATTATTGTTGAGCCACACCCGGTACTAAAAAACGGAAATATCGCAAAAAAACTGGCAGAACAAATCAGAACGAAGTGGGCCGAATGGTCAGTCAGCCCTGAGGTTACGGGACAGTTTACCCGCCCGATGCTTGAGCGGTTGATGCTCAGGAGTTGGCTCAGGGACGGGGAAATTTTCGCTCAGATGGTGAGTGGCTCAGCGCAGGGACTTGATCCAGTGGCTGGTGTACCTTTCTGGCTTGAAGCGCTAGAGGCTGATTTTGTGCCGATGACCAACAATGAGTCACAGCAACTTTGTCAGGGGGTTTATGTCGATAATTGGGGACGCCCGAAAAAGTACCTGGTTTATAAAAGTCTGCCTGTTACCGGCCGTCAATTGGATACGAAAGATATTGATGCCGGGAATATGCTTCATCTCAAATTTACCCGTCGCCTTCATCAAACCAGAGGGACGTCTCTCCTTTCTGGTGTTCTCATGCGCCTCAGTGCGCTGAAAGAATACGAGGATGCGGAGTTAACGGCCGCACGCATAGCCGCCGCCCTGGGGATGTACATAAAAAAAGGGGACGGGCAAAGTTTTACGGATGAGAACAGCAAAGATAATCGTGATGTAATGATTGAGCCAGGCATTATCTATGATGATCTCCTTCCCGGTGAAGACATCGGGATGATCAAATCTGACAGACCAAACCCTAACCTTGAAACATTCAGAAATGGGCAATTGCGCGCCGTTGCTGCTGGTGCTCGTCTCAGCTTCTCCAGTACAGCCAGAAACTACGATGGAACGTACAGCGCTCAGCGCCAGGAATTGGTTGAATCAACAGACGGTTATCTGATCCTCCAGGACTGGTTCATCGGAGCAATTACCCGGCCAATGTACCGAAACTGGTTAAAAATGGCGGTGGCTTCTGGCGAAATTCAGCTACCACGTGGGCTGGATATGGCGTCGCTTTACACCGCAGTTTATTCCGGTCCGGTCATGCCGTGGATCGACCCAGTTAAAGAGGCTAATGCCTGGAAAGCGCAAATCCGAGGTGGTGCTGCGACAGAATCTGACTGGGTGCGAGCTAGCGGGCGCAATCCGGATGATGTGAAACGTCGTCGCAAGGCTGAAGTTGATGATAACCGCGAACTGGGACTGGTGTATGACACCGATCCTGCAAACGATAAAGGAGGCACCAGTGCCGAAGTCAAAGAACCGGACGCCCCGTCGTCCGAAAGCCAGCGCAAGAAGTAATTCGTGGTTTCGTATGCAGGCCAGCGCCGACAATCAGGTAGAAATTTATATCTACGACGAGATCGGCTACTGGGGCGTGACCGCCCGGCAGTTTGTTAACGACCTTAAAGCGCTTGGTGATGTGACCCATATTAATCTTCATATCAATTCGCCTGGTGGCGATGTCTTTGACGGCATCGCCATTTTTAATGCTCTTAAACATCATGGTGCATCAATTACCGTTCATATCGACGGTCTGGCCGCATCTATGGCCTCGGTCATTGCTATGGTAGGTAATCCGGTCATCATGCCTGAAAACACCATGATGATGATCCATAAGCCCTGGGGCTTTGCTGGTGGTGATGCCAACGATATGCGTGACTACGCAGAGCTTCTGGACAAGGTTGAGTCTGTTCTGATCCCTGCTTATGCAGAGAAAACGGGTAAGAGCCCCGATGAAATAGCGGCGATGCTGGAAGATGAAACATGGATGGACGGCAAAGAATGCGTCGCTATGGGTTTTGCCGACCAGGTCACCCCCTCTCTTCAGGCTATGGCCTGTATCCAGTCTAAACGTATTGAGGACTTCGAAAAGATGCCAAAAAATATTCGCAACATGTTAACGCCGCCGCGAGCTACCACGCAACGCGATCCCCAGCAACCACAAATGCAGCAGCCGGTGGTGAGCCAACCTTCCGTAATTGACGAAAACACCATTCGTGCTCAGGTAATCGCTGAGCAAAAGGATCGCGTTAATGGTATTAACAACCTCTTTGCGATGTTTGGTGGTAAACACGCCGAACTGCAGGCGCAGTGTGTAGCAGATATGGATTGCTCTGTCGATCAGGCTAAAGACAAACTGCTGGCGCTGCTGGGTAAAGATGCTTCACCATCGGCGAAAACCACGCCAGCGCATATTCATGCAGGTAACGGTAATTTTGTCGCCGATGGTATTCGCCAGGCATTGATGGCGCGTGCCGGATTTGAAGATCAGGAACGTGACAATGTCTACAACGGCATGACCCTGCGTGAATATGCCCGCATGGCCCTGACTGAGCGGGGAATTGGCGTATCCAGCTATAACCCGATGCAGATGGTAGGGCTGGCGCTGACGCACAGCACCTCTGATTTTGGCAACATCCTTCTTGATGTCGCCAACAAATCGATTTTGCAGGGCTGGGACGAAGCTGCAGAAACCTTTGAACAGTGGACAAAGAAAGGCCAGTTGTCGGACTTTAAGACAGCGCATCGTGTGGGAATGGGCGGATTCCCGTCTCTGCGGCAGGTTCGCGAAGGCGCTGAATATAAGTATGTAACTACCGGCGATAAAGGTGAAACCATCGCGCTAGCCACCTACGGAGAAATTTTTTCCATCACTCGCCAGGCAATCATCAACGATGATCTGAACCAGCTCACAGATGTACCGATGAAAATGGGCCGTGCCGCTAAGGCGACTATCGGTGACCTTGTTTACGCCATTCTGACCAAAAACCCAAAACTCTCAGATGGTAAGGCGTTATTCCACGCAGACCACAAGAACCTGTCCACCGGTGCTATTTCCGTCAGCAGCCTGGACGATGCACGTAAACTGATGCGCCTGCAGAAAGAGGGAGAACGATCTCTGAACATCCGCCCGGCATTTATGCTGGTGCCGGTCGCGCTGGAGACACTGGCTAACCAGACGATTAAATCAGCGAGCGTAAAAGGGGCGGATATTAACGCCGGGATTATTAACCCGATCCAGAATTTTGCAGATGTGATTGCAGAGGCCCGCCTTGACGAAGCTGACGCAAAAGCCTGGTATCTGATGGCGGCAAAAGGGACGGACACCATCGAAGTTGCGTATCTGAATGGTGTTGATACTCCTTACATTGATCAACTGGAAGGGTTTACCACTGACGGTATCGCTACAAAAGTTCGTATCGATGCTGGTGTGGCGCCGCTTGATTACCGCGGACTGGTGAAATCCAGCGGCCAGTAATCATTACAGTTCTGAAAACGACGCCCGAAAGGGCTTTTTTTATACCTGAAATCAGCCCTGCGGGGCTGACAGGAGACGTTATGGCTAAAAATTATGTGCAAGACGGCAAAACCATCCCCGTGAAAAATTCTGGTACCGAGGAAATTCTCAGTGGTACACCCGTTTCTTTAGGCGGAATGATTGCGGTTGCAATTACCGATATTCAGCCGGGTGATGTAGGCGACGGATTCGCTGAAGGTGTCTTTCTTTTACCTAAGCTGCCAGCTGATGCCGTGACCGCCGGGGAAAAGGTATATCTCAAAGCTGGAAATGTTCAGCTGGATGACACCGATGCGGTGTTAGCCGGGACTGCCTGGGAGGATGCTGCGGCAGGCGTTACCGTCCTGGAAGTCAAAATCAATGGCTAATGCCTTTGACAATATGGCTGGCAGAATGGATGAACTGACGGCGAAAAGGCTGGGCAGAACGGTGACTATTAATGGCGATGAGCATATTGCTGTTGAAAGTCACCTGCTGCCTGAGCTGGGGCCGGTCGCGGGGGATGGGATTAACCTGGTTATCTTCAGCGCTGGCTATCAGTCGGCGCGGGGAGATGAGGTTATTTATAAAAGTCAGGTTTACACCGTTACCCGATGGCTCCTCTTTAATGGTAAGCCGCAAATCTGGATTGAGGAGGTCACAGGTGACGATTAAAGGGCTGGAAGAGCTCAGGCAGAACCTGAGCAATATCAGTAAAAATGCCATTCCTCGGGCGACATCCCAGTCCATTAACCGGGTGGCTGGAAGGGCAATCAGCCGCAGCTCTACGCGAGTGGCGAAAGAGACTAAGGTTAAGCGAAAACTGGTCATGCAGCGCGCCAAACTTAAACGGGCAAGCCCTAAAAAACCAATGGCTACCATCCGGGTAAATCGCGGCAACCTCCCGGCGATAAAGCTGGGGCCAGTACGAGTTCAACTTTCACGACGAAAGCGCGACAACGGTAGTTCTGGAAGCGTTCTGAAGATTGGGAATTTCAGCTTCCCTGGTGCTTTTGTGCAACAGCTTAATAATGGTCGCTGGCATGTTCTTCGACGAACCAGTAAATCTCGTTACCCGGTAGAAGTGGTGAAAGTACCTCTGGCCACCCCCCTGACTGCTGCATTCAAAGAAGAACTTCCCAAACTGATGGCATCTGATATGCCAAAAGAAATGATGGCTGCGATCAAAAATCAGATAAGGCTGGTAACAAAATGATTCACCCGCAAGTACGAAAAGCTGTTCTGGATAAACTGAAGTCAATCAACTCCGGAAATATATTCTGGTATGACGGTCGGCCAGCTTTCCTGGCTCCAGAAGAGTTACCCGCGGTCGCTGTATATCTTACTGATGCAAAGGCGACGGGCGGCAGTATTGATGAGGAAGAGTGGGAGGCTGTCCTTCACATTGAAGTATTCCTTAAAGCAACTGCTACCGATAGCGAGCTGGATAAATGGATGGAAACCCGCATCTATCCGGCCATGGCTGACGTTCCTGAGCTTGCCAGTATCGTTGAAACCATCAGCGTTGCCGGGTACGACTACCAACGTGACGATGAAGCCACTACATGGGGCTCAGCCGATCTCCAATATTCCCTGACTTATATTATGTGAGGACTATATGCCAACTCCAACACCTACCACGCCGACGAAAGGTGCCGGGACAACTTTTTGGATTTATACCGGAACTGGTGATCCCTACGATGATCCGTTAAGTGATGTCGGCTGGACACGAACGGCAAAGGTTAAGGAATTAACACCTGGGGAACTGACTGCAGAGTCCTATGATGATTCCTATATTGATGATGATGCGCCTGACTGGGATGCAACAGCTCAGGGTGTTAAGTCAGCCGGTCAAACCAGCGTAACACTTGCCTGGAAACCTGGTGAATCTGGCCAGAAGGATCTGGTTGACTGGTTTATGAGTGGTGATGAAAAATCTTACAAAATTAAATATCCAAATGGGGCAGTTGATGTCTTCACCGGCTGGGTAAATAGTTTGGGTAAGACTATTTCACGAAACGAAGTTATTACCCGTAGTGCACAAATCACCAATAAAGGTAAACCTTCTCTGGCTGAAGATAACGCTTCGACTAACCCTTAATATATTCGTCAGCGGTGCTAAGGCACCGCGAAAGGTAATGAAATGACTTATCTTAAAAAAGACACGTTAAATCCCGATGGTGAGAGTATTTTACTGTTTGAGTTATCGGCTTACAGTAGAATGCAATATATTGAATTTATGGTTGAAGAGCGGAAGTCATTACCATCAGAGGAAAGCACACCTGAAGAAAACTTTAAATTGGCCACCTTGTTGACTATGCGTGATCAGGCCATGCTCGTTGCATTATCCTTGAGCGAGGCGGATGAAGAGCAACGTGAAGGGAAAGATATTTTCCCTGAAATTATACGAAAATATCCACCAGGGTTATTGGGCAGCGCTGCATTACTTGTGCGTATGCTTTCAGGGATGATCCCACCAGTTAATAATGACCCTGAGAAAACTAAAGAAGAGGAAGAGCCTGATTTGGAAAAGTCCTGACCCGCTCACGTCGCTTTGCTATGCGATTAGCCAGGGAGTTTGGACGGCCAGACTGGCGCGCAATGCTTTCGGAAATGTCTTCCTCTGAATGGTTCGAATGGATTGAGTATTACCAGGATAATTGTTTTAGCGATGACCTCCTGGACTCTCATTTTGCCAATCTTAGTTATCTTGCTGTCAGTCTCTTCACCGATCCGGATAAACACGGAATTACCTCCCTTGATTTTAGTTTGTTATCAAAACGTGAGGGAGAAAGTGAGTTGGATTCAGACGAGCAACTTATGTCGATAGCCGAAAGCATTCCTGGAGGAGTTCGCTATGTCCCAGCCAGTGGGTGATCTGGTCGTTAAAATTGACGGCGATAGCGCAAAATTTGATGAGGAAGTTGCTCATCTGAATAAGCAGCTGAGCGGGTTAGGTAGAGCCGCGAACGACAGTACAGCCCAGGTCACCGCAGCTTTCACGCGGCAGGAGCGTGCTGCAAAACGTGCCGGTATTTCAATCGGCCAATACAATAATGCAATGCGCATGTTGCCTGCGCAGCTTACTGATGTCGCAACTCAGTTAGCTGGTGGGCAGAGCCCATGGCTAATTTTGCTACAGCAAGGCGGTCAGGTTAAAGACTCATTTGGTGGCCTGATCCCAACATTTCGAGGATTACTTGGAGCTGTAAGTCCGTTGGCCGTTGGGGTTGCAGCTTTGACCGCCGCGGGTGCCGGAATTGGATATATCTTCTATCAGGGAACTTCAACCCTTTCCGATTTCAATAAGACGTTGACGCTGTCAGGTAACACGGCTGGTCTGACTACCGACAGAATGCTGGCACTGGCAAAATCGGGACAGCAAGCAGGACTCACCTTTGATCAAACCACTGATTCTCTGACTGCATTAATTAATGCTGGTGTGGGGGCGGGTGCGCGTTTTGATGAACTAAGCCAGTCAGTTGCAAAATTTTCTACGGCATCTGGTATCCCCATTGAAAAGGTTGCGGAAGCGTTCGGGAAACTGACCAATGACCCGACGTCCGGCCTGATTGCAATGGCGCAACAATTTCATAATGTGACAGCCGAGCAGATTGATTACGTTGCTCAGTTACAACGTTCAGGAGATGAAGCCGCTGCACTTCAGGCGGCTAATGATGCGGCTACGAAGGGATTTAACACCCAGACTCAGAGCCTGATCGATAACATGGGGACGATTGAGCGCTCTGCTGATTCGTTGAAACGCGCGTTTAAATCCATGTGGGATGCTGCTCTTGATTTGGGGCGGCCTGACACCGCAGGGGAGATGGTAAGCAAGGCGCAATCAGCTTTTAAGCAGGCTGATGACATCTGGAATCTCAGGAAAAATGATCGCTATGTAAACGATGAAGCCAGAGCCCGTTTCTGGAATGACAGGGAGTCGGCCCGACTGGCTCTTGATATGGCGCAGCAGCAAGCAGGTATTGCCAAAGCCAGCGCAGCAGCGGCCGAAAAGGAAGCGGAGGCAGAATCTGAAAAACAGAAATATGCTGCTCAAGCACAAGCCAATTATGCTAAATCGCAGACTGCGCTTGAAAAGTATACCGCCAGGCAGAATGAATTAAATAAAGCTCTGAAAGAAGGACATATCCTACAGGCTGATTACGCCATCAATATGGCTGCAGCCAAGAAAGAATATGAGGCCACCTTAAAAAAAACGCCGAAACCAAAAGGCGTTAAAGTTTCTGCTGGTGATCGTTCTTCTGATCAGACTGATGCCGAAACCCTCCAGTTGATGACCCAGTTAAAGTTGCTGCAACAGCATACGGGGCTTAACGATACCATTAGCCAGCAGCGTAAAAATTTATGGTCTTTACAATCAAAATTTTCGGTTATAGAAGAGGCATCGAAAACACGCGCGTTGAGCAAAGATGAACAATCTTTACTTGCCAGCAAGGATAAGGTTCTGGCGCAGGCAGAGGTTAATGCGAAACTGGGCGATCAGATCGTTGCTCAGGAACGCCTGAATAAGCTTCAGGATAACTCGTTAAAATTTATTACTCAGATGCAGGAAAAGACTGCTGCACTGACAGATAGTGCTGGGTTAAGTGACAGGGATGCACAACGTAATAGCGAGAGGGCGCAATTAAGGCAGGGATGGAAAAATCAGGGTGGAAGCCTGGAAGATGAAGGGTATCAGAAAGAGCTTTCTGCCCTTGAGGGCTATTACGCTGCACAAGATGAAATGCGTAATAACTGGTTGGCCGGCGTTCAGTCGTCATGGGAAAACTATGCTGACATGGCCACCAATTACAATCAGATCGCTGCGGATACAACCAATACTGCGCTCAGCGGAGTAACAAGCAATCTCCAGCAGGGGTTATATGACCTTGCGACTCAGTCTGAATCTGCTGGCGATGCCCTGAGTAACATGGTTGAAGGCTTTGGCAAGACAGTCATTCAGACTCTGGCCCAGCTTGCAGCCCAGTGGTTGGTATACCAGGGTGTACAGTTGCTTGTCGGGAAAACCACGCAAGCTTCGGCTATCGCACCGATGGTTTCTAATGCGCAGGCTACGGCATTGCAGGCTCAACTGGCAGCATATGCATCCACCGCGGCTATTCCAATCGTGGGCCCGGCTATGGCTCCCGCGGCTTTGACTGCAGCTATTGGTGTCACAGAGCCTCTTGTTGCTGCGATCTCAGGATTAGCCCTTTCTGGCATGGCGCACGATGGTATCGATAAAATACCGGAAACGGGCACATGGCTTTTGAAAAAAGGGGAGCGTGTAACAACGGCAGGAACATCAGCAAAACTGGATGCCACTCTGGAACAGGTGCGGCAACAGCGTTCCCTTGCCGGAAACCCTCTGCATGTTGAGTTCAATAACACCTACACCGGGAAACCGGACGATGCAATGGTCCAAATGTTGGATCAGCGGCAGCGTGCATCTGAAAAAAGGCTTAAGCAATATTTTACTTCCCAGGTTCTTAATCCAACTGAGAATTATGGTCGCTCACTTAAATCAGTTTATCCGGGGAGGCGTAAGAAATAATGACCGATATTTATTATCCTCATGATTTTATCCCCGGCCCAACGTACGATAATTATGGATTTGAACCTACTGATCCTATGATTCGAACCGATAGGGTGGGAGGGCTTGCCAGGCAGCGTAGAAAATATACATCAGTGCCGACTGATAATACGGTTGTCTGGCAGTTTAAAACTGACGCGCAAGCACAGGCATTTGAAGCATGGTACAGGGATGTATTAACTGATGGTGTTGCATGGTTTTACATGAAATGCAAAACCCCTGTTGGCCTTAAATTTTTTAAATGTCGATTTGTAGGTATTTATAAGGGACCTGCCTTTATTAAACCCGGTCTTTGGCGTTATTCAGCAACTGTTGAGTTAAGAGAGCGTCCACTCGCTCCAGTTGGCTGGGGGAAATATCCGGAGTGGATTGTCGGGAGCTCGCTACTTGATATCGCGCTGAACAAGGAGTGGCCTAAACATGACAGCGATTAACCGTCTTTATGCGTCCTCCGGGTCGGAGGTCATCATTGGTACGTTGCAGATCGATATTGGCGGCCAGACGCATTATTTGTGTGAGGGTTATGAGGACATTACGGCGGTTACCGAGGGGGGCGAAACCGTAACGTTTATTGCCTGTGCCATTGTCCTTTCCCTTCCTGCCAGAAACGAAGACGGGACGCAGGACCTGAAGTTTATGCTGTGCAACATCGACGGCGTTGTATCCACGGCTATTCGCAAGGTCATTGATACCATATCCACTGCCAGCATCACATTCAGGAAATACATTTCCACTGACCTTACCGCGCCAGCGGAGCCGCCTTACGTCATGCCGGTTAAAGGAGGATCCTGGACTCCGCTTACTGTAAACGTCACCGCCGGATTTAAAAATATGCTCGATTATGCCTGGCCACGTGACAGATACACGTTGACGTACTTCCAGGGTCTCCGTTACTCCCGATAGGTTCCTTATGCTCAACATTGACAAATACCTGACTGTCCGCTGGCAGATGGGCGGCCGCACTTTTCCTGTTCTCGACTGCTACGGCATTGTACATGAGGTCCGCCGGGACCTGGGGCTGCCTGAATGGCCCGCATTTGAGGCGGTGATTAAAGAGCGTGGAAGCTCTGAAATGGGGGAAGTCTGCGAGAGTTTTTCGCGTGACCTGACTCCCTGCAAGCCGTGCAACGGTGCGGTTGCCGCCTGCTATATGGGAAATATGATCGGCCACCTTGGTGTTGTCGTCGAAATGGGGGGAGCGCTTTACGTTATTGAATGCAATCCCCGGCGCAACGTAACCATTCTTCCCCTGGCGCGTTTTGAACGTCAGTTTCTGAAAGTGGAGTATTACCAGTGACAATCCGCCTTTACCCGTCGCGTTTGCCTGGCGAACCGCTGGAGACGCATGAACACCGGGATACGACCATACATGACTGGATGCTCCAGCATGTCGATAACTACCGTAACGATATGGTGCAGCGTGTTACGTTTGAGGTGAATGGTAAGCCAGTCCCACCGGCAGAATGGCCTTTATGCTTTATCAGTGCTGAGAGCGATGTAAAAGTTTACCCGATCCCTGGTGAGGGAGTGACGGCAACTGCTATCGCTGCCTGGGCAGCGGCGGCCATCGCTGCAGCCTCGGCTGTGTATGTGCTGATCACCATGTCGAACATGGATAAAGGCGGCTATTCATCCTCCAGTGGTCTGGGGCTGGATTTAAACCCAGCCAAAGCGAACCAGGCGAAACTTGGCGACCCAATCCGCGAAGTGTTTGGACGTTGCCGTATCTATCCAGATTATGTCGTACAGCCAGTGACGCGCTTTAATCCTGATGATCCAACGCTAATGACTGTCGAAATGATGGTTTGCCTTGGAAAGGGGAATTTCGCGTTTACGAATGGTGATATCCGTGTGGGTTCAACACCTATTTCAGCATTAGGGGACTCGTTCAGTTACAACGTTTATTCACCAGGAGCAGATGTTTCAGGAGATCGGCGAAGTGAAAACTGGTTCAACTCGACAGAGGTAGGTGGTACTTCCAGCGGGAGTGGGCTTGATATGGCCCAGACCTCGCCAGATTCGACAGATATCAACGCCGACAGTATGACCGTTTCTGGCTCATCCGTGACGTTTAACGGGCTGGATGATGGCAACGATGATGACGATGAAGGCAATGCGTTGCCTGAGTCGTGGGTTGAGGGGGCCATTGTTACGATCGTCGCCCCGATGAATTTTCTGGTTTCAACCTCGTCGGGATATAGCGTTCTCGCCAGTAACTCTCTGGGTGAAATTAATCCCTATCCGGGTATGCCGGTTACCCTGGAAATTAACGGCACTGAATACGAACTGGTTATTGCAACTTATACGGCAAAGCAGGACGCGATACCTGGGGTGGGTGGAAATGCGGCCAGCCTGAAAGCAAATGCCTCCCCATCAACATATGATTACTCCGGTACCGGCCAGACTTTTACGATCACCTGGCAGGGACATGAGTACACCATTTCCCTCGTTGCAGACTATATGAATATGCCCGGCCTGCTGGCGGTGATAAACGATGGCCTGACCGGGTCAGGATTACTGGCGCAGGATAGCGGCGGTGTTGTGCTGATTGCTGAAGCATCAAGCCCCTGGCTCGGAGGAAACATTACCTCATCATCGCTACCGGTAGCCGTTTTTGGCGATAGTCCTGTATTTACCTCCGGCACCGCGTCCAGCGGAGGCAGTCCGGCAATAACTGCTAACGTTACGCTGGCGTATGGGAGTGCAACCGGAGTGGCATTTTCCGGGATACCGGAGGGAACACAACGCCTGGCGCTGGCTCACCGTGGCAACGAGTACCGCATTGCGGATGCGGACGGTACGACCGCAACGGTTCAGCGGCTGATTGATGGAGTGGTTGATCCTTCCTGGTCTGGCTTCTCACCCCGCACGATGATTGACTATCAGGCTACAGGGATCAGCGACAACAATACCTGGATGGGGCCGTTCCTTGCCTGCCCGGAATCTGAAGTGGTGGACGCATTTGAAGTGAATTTTTCATTTCCTTCCGGTATTTGCGGATTCGACAGCAAAGGCAAAAAACGCATCAGGCATTGTGAGTGGGAAATACAGTACCGTGTTTATGGTTCTGGCTCTGGCTGGACGAGCAGGCAGGGGGTTTACGCGCTTAAAAATATCAACGGGTTGGGTTTTACAGAGCGTTTTGATCTCTCTTCTCCTGGGATGGTTGAGGTGCGCTGCCGCCGCCGCAATGAGCAGGGTAGCAATAACGCGCGTGACTCGATGTACTGGCAAGCGTTGCGTGGTCGCTTGTTGGCTCGGCCAACATCCTATGCTGGCGTCACCCTGATGGGGGTTACGGTTGAGACGGGGGGCAAATTGGCGGCTCAGTCTGACCGGCGCGTAAACGTTGTGGCCACGCGCATTTATGACTCTGGCGTAGCCCGGAGTATCTCTGGTGCGCTTTATCACGTCGGCCGTTCTCTTGGTATGGAAATGGATACTGAGGCAATAGATGCCCTGGAGCAGACTTACTGGACCCCGAACGGCGAGTATTTCGATTTTGCCACCGGTGACAGTATTTCCGCGCTGGAAATGCTTCAGAAAATCGCTGCAGCCGGTAAGAGTTATTTTCTGCTAAATACCCAGTCTGTTGCATCAGTGGGTCGTGAAGGTGTAAAACCCTGGACCGGGGCTATCACCCCTCACGAGATGGTATCCGAGATGCAGACCGATTTCAGCACGGTGACTGACGACGATTACGATGGTGTTGACGTAACCTATATCAACGGCTCGACCTGGGCAGAAGAGACGGTGCAATGCCGTCTGCCTGGCAACCCAACGCCGTTGAAAGTAGAGGCATACCGGGCTGATGGTGTAGGCAATCCTGATCACGCATACCAGATTGGTATGCGCCGACTGAGAAAATACCAGCTGCAGCGAATGACGCATAAAACGACGACGGAACTGGATGCGCTCTGTTACAACGTCGGGGATCGTATTGTGCTGACCGATGATATCCCTGGCAGCAACACCGTTTCGTGTTTGATTGAGTCGATGACTACTGCTGGTGGGGTGACCACATTCGATGTGTCGGAGCCGCTGGACTGGACTTTTGCAAATCCACGCGTCTATCTGCGTTATCAGGATGGAAAAGCATCACGGCTGTTTGAAGCATCACCCACAGGCGACAACTATCAGGTATCCGTCCCGTATCAATCTGAGTTCGCCGATATCCTGCTGGATGATCCGATAATTGAGCCTCCCCGGTTAATTTTCTGTAGTTCTGAGAGCGACCTGTATCACGCCATTGTGTCCGAGATAGTGCCACAGGACGATGGAACCTGCGAGATAACGGCCCGGCAATACCGTGCTGAATTTTATGACTACGACGACGCTACATACCCCGGCGACGTCGCTTAATACCAAAAATTCCCCTAATTAACTCTTTTCGCTCAAACCCTCGTTTGGGCGAAGCCTCTTTTTGGAGCAAAAAACATGGCCTTTACTCCCCCGCTCGGGAGCACCTCCCCGGAGGTGTTGCTGGATAATGCCACGCGCCTCGATAAACTGGTGAACGGCCCGGAGGCCACCATCCCGGATCGCGCCGGAGAACCATTAGACTCATGGCGACGGCAACAAAAGAAAGTTGACGATACCCTGGTTAATTTCCAGGAGAACGGCGGCGCTATGGGTTTCAGTTCTTTGCAGGAACTGCTGGCCTTTACACCTGATAAAGCCAATGTTCTGGCTGTCGATACCAGTACAGGAGAACAATATTTGTGGAATGGTACCGAGTGGGTACCTTCTGAATACCAGGTCAATAAGCAGATTAAATCGCTTAACGAAATCGTTGAGAAAAGCCACAGCACGAAGTTCTTTCATCGGTGGAAGGACAGGATCGGAACTATTATCGCCGGGTGGAAAAACGATGATGTGGGCGGTGTTTATTTTCTGTCACGGCTGCTGAAATTCGGCCCGAATGGTTTTTTTGGCGCGGGCATGCAACTGTCAGAAAATGAGATATCGAATAAAACCATCGCATTCAAAAAGGGGCTGGACGGTAAAACCAGAATCTTCGATAAACGCGGCGTGATGCTGGCCTCGATTGAGAACGGCAAACTGCAGATGGCAAAAATGAATATTGAAACCATGCTGCAGTTAGCTGTTAAGTCCGGGAATACTTCTCTAACCATCAAAAAAGATGGCAAGGGGATCAGCGTTTCTGACAAGCGGGGAGTGGTATGTTTCAGGATTGATGAAAGGGGTTACGTTCACGGTAATTTTGTGAATAAAGGCGGGAGCGCCACTCCGGTTTTGACTGAGGAACAGATTATTCAGCAGCTTGAAACTTCAGCCTTTGCAAAGCAGTCAAACCGCTTCAATAAAATTTTCAGTTGCTCTCCAAAGTCCCGTAAAAAAGTAAAAGTCATTCTTGTTTACGGGCAGTCTTTCGCCGCTGGCGCGCAAAGCAATGCAGCGCTCACGACTACACCGCTTTATGGAAATGTGATGTTAGGTCAGTCGCCTCGAGGATCATTCTTCTCTAACCCTCCGGCAGGGAGTGAGGTATACGGGCCGGTTGGCGGGGAGAATAAATTTTATCCTTTGCATGAAGTTTGTCAGGACGTGGACGGAACCATTATCCCGCAAAGTGGATATGGCGAAACGATTTGTTCAACGGTAGGCAATGAGTTCAAGCGCCTGCACAACGAAGCAATGGGGGTCGCCAATGACGATGACATGGTTGTTTGTGTAGGTAGTTGCGGTGTATCCGGGCGGTCGATTGCGCAGCTACAGAAAGGAGCATCCCCGGAGCTTTACAACAGAGTTGAAACCTTTCTTGCAGGCGTCGCGGAGGCCTGTGCAGCTGATGGGGTGGAGTTTGAGGTTATCGGGATCATTTACCTGCAGGGAGAAAATGATAATTCCGCCAGCACCACTTACTATGCCACCCAGTCACAGACTATGCGGCAGAACCTTATTAATTCCTGTAAGGCGGCATCCGGGCAGACCTTCGATCCAATTTATTTGATCAACCAGATTGGTAACACCTATATCAACACAATGGGCGTACCACAGGCGCAGAACAGACTGCCGGAGCAGGCCGACAAAACCATTCTGGTTGGTTCGTATCAGGGACTGCCTAATCCCGGCGCACATCTCTGCTCGAACTCATACCGCAAGCTGGGTTGCCTCTTCGCGCGGGAACTATGGCGCTATTACTCTGGTAATGGTGATTTCACTTTTCGGATACTGAAAGCTGTTCACCGTGAGGACAAAGTTTATTTGTCTCTAACGCCACGGGTAGCGCCACTGAAGTTTTCTGCTGTTTACGATAAATGGACAGAGACACTCCACGCAGATAAAGGGATAACGCTCTCAGATGGTGCCGGGACATTTTCCCCGGAAGATTTTAGCGTTGAAATAGTTTCTGACCGTGTGATCCGCATTAACGCCAGTCGTGCCTTAACCGGAGCAGTAACTGTATCGCTGGGGGATAAAAGCCATAACGGCACGCATAATATTAGCGACTCGTCAAATGAAGTTGGCGGACTTAACTGGGTATACGGAATAAACGGTCAGTATACTCAGGAAAATATACCTTCTCTCGTTAATAAACCTTACGCGCTCAATAATTTTGCCGCCATTCAACAAATTCAGTCAGAGGAAATTAAATATGTCTCTTGATTTAGTTATGGGTGATTCTGTGTTTGCATCCGGGATAGGTATTGATGTTCCTGTATCAGAAAACCTGCTTTCTTTTGGTCTTGGGGGTGATCTTTTCGGTGTGAATCTTGTAGAAGATGGCGTGCAACCGACAATTGTCGGTGCACCTGCCAGGCTGGACGCATATTCAACGCTGCTTGGTCCGGGAGGGTATCTTGATCTGAATATTAAGGAGTCGGAAAACTTCACCTACTTTGCAGTGTTTAAACTGTGGAATTCGGGCGGGGGCGGAAATACCCAGCTTATAGGCACATTCCAGAGTTATGCAGCAGATGGCACTACCGCAGTGGTGGGATCGGGGATTGTTCTTGAGGCTCAGGGATACCGTGATGTTATCTGTTCAACGTACGATGGCGGCACTGGTTCATCGTCTGCAAACAACGTGATAATAACGGATGTTTCTGATCTGCCGACAACAGAAGCTGCAGCCTCCTGGCGCTGCCTTATTGGTTGCTATGACGGAACTGGCATTAACGGCACTCCGCGACTCAAACGAATTATGGATAAAACGGCCGGAAAATCCGGTTCCTCGCTGACGCCGACGGGTGTGGTTCGTGATATGCGTGGGACATCTACTATCAGGGTAGGGAATACTGGCCCTCGGGTTACTCAAACGAAATCGCTCGCATTTATGGGATATGCTTGTTACGACCGCCAGTTAACTAACGCAGAAATGGATCTGATGTATAACCGGTTTAAAGATATTGGTGAAGTTCAGGGGATGTCACTGTAATAACCTCCCCCGGTGTAAACCGGGGGGGCTTATATAGCCACTTAATTGGTAGCCGCATTTTTTCGCTATAATGCGTTATTATCCTTCCACCACTGCATCCAAACATCAGCCATAATGTTGCAGGCAAATGTGTAATCGGAGAAGTTGGTAGACACTACAGAGTAATAATCCAGATCCCATAACTTTATCTGGCCATTCGTGTTGGCTCCTCCATATTCGTCAAACGCATCCATCATACGTTCCGCAGCCTCCAGACAGGAGTTATCGCCAGAATGCAGAAGCGGATACAACATAAACGCCACCGTTGATGGCACTCCTCGCCGTGATTCCGCCGTACAGTAATCCACCTCCTTTAATCCCCCGTAACCAGAAATCGCATTCAGGGCAAACGTCGTCATATCAAGCACCGACGCGCGACCTGTGATCCGGCAACCAATGAGATAGTTGTTCCAGGCGTACATCTGGTAGTGCAGATACATGCGCTTCGGCACGTTCTCGACAACGTTATCGGTGATGATATTTTTCACCCCGGCAAAATACGTCGGGCTGGAGAACTGGCTGTCAACCATATTCATCGCAGCTGTATAGTTACCTGACGGATCGGTGCCGGTGGCCACTGCCATCGCCCATGCGCGAAATGCTGCCGCATAGAAGTTGCTGTTTGCTTTACCCACTGCACCAAATGCCGCGTAACAGTCAGACGCCATCCGGTCGATAGCCGTTTTAAGATCGGCCTGTTTTGCCACGTCCCCTTCCTGCACTGCCAGCTGATACAGCCACCATAACTGCGGCAGAACCAGCCTGGAGGCAAACTGGAGAGACTGGTAAGCCTCAGGCGCGCCAAGGTGAATACTGGCGATACCCGCGCCACCGTACTGAGCCATAGCCCAGGACTGAAATTTTGCGTAAACGCCCGCAAACGTTCCTGTGCGCAGGTGCAATAGCCGAACGATATCCCCCGTGACGGTATTGAATGCCCCATTCGCATTGTCCGTTGCGCTGGCGTCGTGGTCATTCCATGAAGAAAGCCCACAGACAATATTTCCCAGCCGCGACATTAATGCTGCCTGGCGAACGCGGGGGTACACGGAAGACCGGGCAGCAAACCCAACAACTGGATTCAGTTCGACATCGGAGAGTGCAACATTGTCCGTAACCGGCTCATTCAGATGGACACTAAAGCCGACGGTCCACGTCCAGTTTTTTGGTGCGCCCAGGGTTGTTTTAGCTGAACCATAGATAGCGCCAGCCTGCCAGCCACCGTCAAACCGCAGGTAGGAAGTCGTTGCCGTCAGTCCTGCCACCGGCGGACGGTTACCCAGCGTTGCATTCTCTGCCTCATCACGGATGACATCCCCTCCTGCCCAGCGGATGGATACGGAACGGGAGACAGCGTTGTCTGCCCAGATGGAGTTGTACTCGTTACGTATGTTTTTGGTTGCCGTCGAATTCAGCTGAAGCCGGGTCATGCACCCAAAAAGTACGTTTGCAGCCATATCCGTCGTCAGTCGCACCGCCGCATCAATCTGGATATAACCATTACGGAAAATCTTCGTACGGTAGGTGAATTTCAGCAAACCCGCCGATATTTCCTGATTATCCCCGGCCACACCATTCGTAAACGTGGTTTCGACTTCCGTAAACACCGACCCGTCACTGATGACTGTGTACTTTGCATCCTGATAATTCACGGCGAAGATAGACCAGGCGCCAGCTGAAAGCCTGATCAGCAGCTGCTGGCAAATTGCCGTGTACGTCATGCCGTCCCTGTTCAGCTTGTAAGGGAGCCATCCTACGATGCTGTCAAAGCGGACCTGGGTTCCATCATCCGCTGTAACCAGAAAACTCGTGCTCGTTTCCTGAACGGTGTGATTTACCGATGATGCTGTCTGCTCTGTCGGGAATGCTTTGATGATGTACTTTTTAGCTTGTTCGGCGGCAAGATTATCCAAGATAAGCAGTTCACCGCTACGAAGAGAATCATCCCCCCAGTAACTCAGGGTCCGACAACGGCGGGGATTAAAGTCCGGCTCCCCGGCCCACTGGCAGGGATAGACTTGTCCGTCGTTATCCGTCACCACAATACATTTGTCGTTTGGAACTTCGCCTGCCTTGAACTTGCATTTCACCCTGACAGGGCGAAGACCGGTTGCAGAGCCACTGTTGTTCTTTACCACCGCCTCATAACGCTGGTAAGTCGTCAAACCATCAGAAGACATTTTCGCTCCGTAGAAATTTCCTGTCAGAGTGACAGCCGTATCGGTGGTCAGTGAAACCGCCCCGGCACTGGCCCGGAAAAGATTACTGAAAGGCCGGGTGGCAACGGTTGCGCTTACCTGGCTGAAAACATATCCAGCGAGTTTCTCAGTGACATACTGAATAACACCGGCAGTGGTAAGTGCATATCCCGCCAGGACGACATCAGCATTCATGACAGCCATAATCAGACTGCCGGTTGCCGCTTCATAGGTAATCCCCCTTGTCGTTCCGCTATACAGGGTGGAGGGGGTATAGGCTCCGAAATAGTCGGTTCTGTCACGGATGATACGGGTTGAATCAGCGGGCAGCGCTCCCGGAAGAGTGACAGGGATTTTAAATATCGTTCTTCCCGTGTCAGTATTGACAGACAGGCTGTAGATTCCGACAGGTTGTAGAACAAAGTCGACATAGGGCGAATTAATGGTGTGCCCGGTTATAGATTCACCTTCCAGAAGAGTGACAGTTGAAGCTGTACCTGCTGCATCGACAAGACTCATAACAGCCCGGCGAATATTCGCCGATAGCGATAATTTATCGAGGCTGAAAATACTGTCACCGGCGAAATTGGCGCTGAAGTTGACGGATGAACCATAGTTACCCACTGCCCCAAGGTGGTATTTATAGTCTTTGAGGGCCGTAACCAGGTCCCTGTATTTATCGGTAGCATATCGGGCATTCTGCGAACGAAGATCGGCCGCTACTGCACGGGCCAGCATTGCGCCGGTATCCAGTACCAGTTTTTTAGTGATCTGAATGGTAGCGGTGCAGTTCTGATCTGTTGCCACCGTGATATTTCCGGGTTCGGCAAAAAACAGGGTGTATTCCGGAAGTTGTTGCGTCACGGTCGATTTTTGGCTAAGTATCAGGTCCCCGTAGGTTTGCCAGAAATAAGCCTGGGCACCGGCAGCCGTATTCTCAAACCCTGCGCTGGTCATTTTCCCCTGTGCCACGACGATACGAACAACACCTGTAGCGGCATCAAAAGTAATGGTATCAGCGGTATAGGTATAGGCTGCGGAGGCAATACCCACAGCAATACGATTTTCTCTGTCACGCAATACCCTGGATTCGGATGTGGAATATGCTCGGGGAAGGCGCATTGTGCCTTCCAGTACCCAGGTCGCTGCGGAATTGTTACCAGTGACGCTGTTGATCAATGCTGAACGAACAGATACATCAAAAAAAGGAGTGATCAGCACACCATCGGCAAGGGATTCACCGTTAAAAAATCCACGCCGGAATAATGTTCTTCCTGCACCGGTAATCGTCAAAATACACGCAGCGGTAGCAAAGGATGTCGAAAATGACTGTATGTTAAGTAACGTCATGTCAGCACAGGTCGCAGAACCATTAAGTACTGACGATCCACCTGCAGCAAACTGGCCGAGATACTGACTAAAGTCTGCGGCCAGTGCCCGGCGTTCCGGCATGCTCATGCCATGTAACAGCGCCTGGCGTGCGGCAGAATCTGATGCAAGTCTGGCTGAAATAAGAATGCTGTTATCAACCGCCGCCTGAGATGGCATTTTCCGCCCGGTAGGCTGCAGCGTCCCGCTAACGTTCATCACCTCAACCGCAAGAGCGCTGTCATCCGGGCTGCGGTAATACGTGGTCGATCCTACCGGAATATTCGCGATATCCGCCTGCGCCGCCGCCAGCGTCGCGTACTGTTTACTGAGCGGGATCAGGTTCTGCCTGACCTCATCGTTTTTCGCCATCATCTGGCGCCACGAATAGAGTGGATCGCCACCACGGTCAGGAACATCAGCGGCTGGCCCATTGACCAGCTTATCCAGGCGCTCGGCATTATCGAGCAGCACAGCGGGAGACGTGCTCCCCAGCTCCGGGTTAAAGGCCATGTTTTTTGCTCCAAAAAGAGGCTTCGCCCAAACGAGGGTTTGAGCGAATGGCCGCGGCTTTTTACAATCAGCTATTTCAAGGAGTTAGATAGTGCTGATTGGCTATGCGAGGGTATCAACCGGGGATCAAAACCTCGATTTACAGAAAAACGCGCTGATCCGCGCAGAATGTGAGCTGGTTTTCGAGGATATGGCCAGCGGGAAGAATGCCCGGCGGCCAGGTTTAAAGCGAGCGCTGCGACGGCTCCGCCCGGGTGATGTGCTGGTGGTCTGGAAACTGGATCGGCTTGGCCGCAGCGTGCGCGATCTGATTACGCTCGTATCGGAGTTGCAGGCGCGTGGGGTGAATTTCCGCAGCCTGACCGACAGCATCGATACCAGTACGCCAGCAGGCCGCTTTTTCTTCCACGTCATGAGCGCCCTAGCGGAAATGGAGCGCGAGTTGATAGTGGAGCGTACCCGAGCCGGTTTAGCCGCTGCGAGAGAGCAGGGGAGAGTCGGCGGCCGCCGCCGGGTAATGACCACTGAGGTTGTGGAGCGAAGCCGCAGAATGCTGGAGAATGGGGCCACCCGGCGGCAGGTAGCCGATGTGATAGGTGTAGACGTGAAAACTATCTATAGGTACCTGCCTGCTTCTGAATAATCATTATGTTGCGTCTGTGCAGATCATTGATAGCCACTGCCAATATTGATCTGCTGCACACATGCATTTACTGTATTTATATACAGTATATTTGATAGGGGGTAGTATGCCGCGTTTATACGAAATCGAGACGGCGTGCCGGAACGCAATAGATATCCTGCCTAACGGAAAGCGCATCCTCACCACCAGGCGATTTCTGCAGGAACTGGAGAGATATAACTGGCACTGGTCACCGCGCCAGGCTAACCAGTGGATAGAGCACTACGTGACAACATTCCGCGACGTTTCAACTCAGGAAGGTGACGATCGCACGTTCCAGCTTTACAACCCGAATGGAGGGCTGTAATCGTGGGCTTTCCATCGCCAGCAGCAGACTATGTGGAAGGGCGACTGACCGTCGATAAACTCTGCGGTACCGGCCCTAATACTCGGATCGTGCAAACAGAAACCGGTTATGCCGTGGTTGATTTCTCCGTTAAACCAAAGCAGCAGGACACGGTATTGATCCAGTACTCCGGCGGTACAGATTTTGCAAAAGTCATGGGCCGCGCATTTATTACAAGAGACGGTGAGGCGCTGGAAGGCGAAGCACTCGACGACGTGGTAGTTTTAGGAATAGTGACATTCGTTATTACCCGGATAGGGAAGGATGATGATGATTATCCAGTAATATGA